CATAAAAATAATTTTGTTTCTAATTCAAATATTTGTCTACAAGTTTTTTGTTCTCCATCATCTTTAGTGTATAATATTTCGTCAATTTTTTTATCAAATAATTTCCATAACTTGTAAGTTAAGTTTACATCCTGCTTTGCATACTCTTTTACAATAGATGCAGGAAGTTTATGCATGTTAGTCATCGGGTCTTTGACTGTGCCACCAGACCACTCTAATGTTTTCTGTTGTAGATCGTATTTATATTTCTCTTCGTTAAGATAATCTTTCGATAGTGCATCGAGTGAGTATTTAAATCTATTCTCGTCAATAACAGATGCAGCTATCATGGTATCGACAATCCTGCCTTTCATTTTCATACCTGTTACAGCTCTGATCCAACAGACATCGTACATTGCATTGTGAAATACTTTTGTAATTTTTTCGTTTTGAAATATCTTTTCGTTAAGAACACTCCATATCTTTTCGTCTCTTTTAAAATCTATAAATGTATCAGAATGACGTAGAGGAAAATATGCAAGGTCGTTGTCTGTTGCAACTGCTATGCCACATATAAAACCATCTTTACGTATTGCACCAGATCCTTTTGATTTAAGATTTGGATCGTAGGTTTCTATGTCTATCGCGACCGTATCTATGCCGTTTAGATTTAGATCCTCTGGTGTATTACACATTATAATCCCTCTCTATAATCATTTCTATAAAATGTATTGCTTTCAATAAATCTTCCTTACCATTCTTATCCTGATGACGTATGATATATTTTATAGCACAGCCTTCAGGATATAACAACTTATTCGCAACTACAAACTTGCTCGGCTGTATGACATACTTTTGATAGTGACTCCCACCGTGCTGCTTGTCCCAAACATTTTTCTTTTTCATCTTACTCCTAACGTATATTTACCTTGTGATGCTACAGTCCAACAATCAAACTTGCCTCTGCTGTATGCAACATATTTTAATCTGAGTTGTGTAAAATAATCTTCTTGTCTTGTCGCTGTCAGATCAACAACAACATTATCAAATGTCAAACCTTTTACGGTGTGTATATTTGCATATTTTACTCTGACCTCTCCATCATCATATCCCTTGTTTAGAATCTTTCTAATGTAGATTAATCTATCAGGATCTGTCTTTTTTCTTATCAATGCAAAGTCTCTTTCTTTACCTGCACCTTCTTTTAGATACTTATGATATATCATGTAGTCCATGGTATATTCTCTATCAACCCACTCATCAAAACTCTCTTCGCCTCTACCATGCATTATCACTTTGCTACCCATGTATTGCCAGAAATCTTTTATCTGTTTTAGTGGCATGGGTGTGCCTCTACAGAAATCTGGCCATAGTTTATGGCATCGTAATTCTTTCTTTGGTACGTGGGCCGTGTTCCCTACATGTGCAAACTCTATACCCTGTTGCTTGAAAAATTTTTTGACCCATGAATCTGACGGCGTGCCGCGATAGGTAAATAAAAAAGTCTCGTTCGTATGTTTTATTTTATCTAACAAAGCAGTCATAGCACTACATCTTTTATCTAGACTAGGTAGATGATAATGGTTGCCTGTAATATCTGTTGGTTTCCATGCTCTTTCATACCCGTAGTGATTCCATATTGGTCTTATTATTCTCTTACACAGATTGTTTATTGTTTTACCACATCTGTGACCCTGTTCTAATTGTTCTGCTTCTCTTGAGAGTCTGTGATAATAATCTGCATCTGATCCTGCAAACTCAAATATGGTCTGGTCAGCATCACCAACAAAATAATATTCTTTTGCTTTTGTTGCCATTTTATCAAGTGCCTCTCTCTGTGGCACGTTACTATCCTGTGCCTCATCAACTATTAAAGCATCGATGTCTGGTTCTACAGCCTTGTCTATAAAATCCTGTATCATATCTGCGTAGTCACACACGTGATTATCTTTCTTGTATTGAAAGTATGGAAATGACATCTGTTCTATGGAGTTTAAACTATATGGTTTATAAACCTGTTTATCACATGTCTTCCAATGTTCTTTTAACGTGTTGCCTTTGCCATGTGCATCTGCCAAGTATCTATAAAATTTGTGCTTGTCTGCGTTAAACTCTGACTCTGTAACTCTTTGTAATTTAAAAAGAGAATCTATTGTTGTTAGATTCATGTGGTCTGCATAACTAAATACTTCTTTACGTCCAACCAATCTGCTCTTGCAATAAGAATGTATCGTGCAGATATTATATTTCATAGATTTTTTTGTAACGCCTTGCATCTCTGGCAGTTTAAGTATTTCATCTCTTATCTCATCAGCTGCAACGTTTGTGTGTGATAGTATTATTATTCTATTGTGTGGATATTTTTTTAATAACTCTGTATATTTTTGTGTGATAAACATTGATGTCTTACCTGTCCCCGGTGGACCAGATATAAACTTAGGCTGTTTCATCAGTCACCTCTTGATATTCACCCTCTATTATTAAATCTTCTCTATCTAATTTTTGATTAGTTAAACGCCATGACACACAAGATTTTGTGCCGTACTTACCGTGATTTTTTTTAGCTTTTAATATGTTCTGACATTTTATTACAAGATCCACACGCGCTAGATTTACTTTCTGTTTGTGCAAATAGTCCTCAAACTTATCTAAGTTAAACTCTAATATATTTTTTTGCATGTTGTAATATGGCATGCCAAAGTATGCTAGCTCTTTTTTATTTGTATATGCTTTTTCCTCTGCAATATAATTTTTAAAATGTTTTACAAATCTTAAATCCTCTTCTGCCTCCTCTACATAATTTGTAGACTTCTCCCTTGCTTCATATTTTCTACGCATAATTTCTTCAAAATCTGAGGCTTTCATCTCTGGTATCCATACAGATGCTTTACTGATTACAGAATCATAGAATAATTTTTTATTTCTAAGTGTGGGACCGTCTACTGTAATTGTCTTTTCAACAGCCTCACCCTGCACCACAGCGTTTATTTTTACAAAATATCTATCGCTACCATACTCTATTATCTGCCCGATAGATTGTTTTGCTTCTTCGCTTGTGGCTTCCTGTACACCAATCCAACTGAATATTGTTGCAATTGTTTTTGTAGAGCACCCTATGATCTCTGCAAGTTTTGGCATACCAAATTTTCTGTTTGCTTTTTTATGTGTTGTGCCTTTTCTTTTTCTCTTCTCTGCCTCCTCATCTTTTGCTGCCACTGCAATTTTGTAAACAAAATCATCTATGTCATCTACATTCCATTCTGTGTGTTTTAATAATACACCTGCCATGGCAGTGCAGTAATCATCTCTCTGTCCAGAACCTGCGTATGTAATACAAAGAGCTGAAGCCAAAGCAATTTTACCAAGATCAACTTTTAGATTACCTGGATACTCATCAATGCCATCATACTTGACCCATTTAACTACCTCGTTTGTTGTGTGATACTTTGTTTCTGGAACTAATGTATATTTATTTGCGCCATGTCTTATTTCGCAAAGTGTTGCGCCATGACCATAGTCTTTATAATAATTTTCTAATTCTTTTGGTAATGCAAACTTCTTGTAGTCTGATGTGCCAGACCAAAGATAATGACTTGATGG